TACAGCAATCAATAAAGCAAGCAGAAAAGTCATAATGTACTTTTTCACTTTTGTACTCCCATTAAAAAACCCACTCAAGAGAGTGGGTTACTTTGATAATAAACCGCCTTGTCGCTGCTCTTGCCGGATAATCGTTCTAACAGCATTGCCGATCATTTTCCCAAGCTGCTTAGAGTCATTTTGGGTATCAGTTTTGCTTGATCCATCCGGATTAACTGTTACATAAACATTGATTGGAACTTGACTCGAACTGCTTTGTGTTTGATTTGAATTAATCGCATCAAATTGTCGTGCCTCCCGTCGGGCTGCTATAGCTTCACTAGTATTATTAGAAACATAACCTCCATTTGCATAACCACTTGGTTTACTTTGACGCATGCTTTCAACAACGCTAACACCACCCCAGCGTTTGATATCTTCTTGCGACCATACGACTTCGCCTTTATGCACAATCCCTGCTGGAGTGTGTTTAAGACCATTACCGGTATAACCGCCATCCGCAAATCCTTGCGGGGTTGCAGCTTGGATGAGAGATACAAATGTACCTGATTTAATTGTCGCGATCGCTGCTGCTGCCGCTTTTTGGTACCAAGTACCTGGCTCATTTGCGTAAGCATCTGAAGCAGCTTTCCACATGTTCATTCCAGCCTGCGCCAATGCGAATGCCCGCTGACTTTCATAAAGAATGCGGTATGCACTTGATGACTCACCAAGCATATTTTTAAACATGCCAGCCAATGCCCCTGTGACACTAGCTCCATAACCCAACTGGAGATTCATTGAATCATTTTGATAAGTAGATTCAATCAATTTCAAACGCTCAAAGTGTTCTTTCATGATTTGTTCACGTTGTGCATTCAGAGCCACCATATTTGCATTTGGATCTTTAGCTTGAATATCAAGTGCAGCTACTTGAGTATTTGCTAAATTTAGAGATTGAGCCCTCCGATCAGTGCGCGTTTGGTTTAGTTGGTATTGCTGACTATTACCAGTCATATCGGCTTTAGTCTGATCCCAATTTTTACTAGATTGAAAAGCCTTATCTAGAATCTCTAGACGTTCTTGCGCCTTAGATAAAGATAGGCGTTCCCGTCGTTCTTCTTCATCCTTAGTAGTTAATTCAATCTGTTCCCGTTCAATACGATACCTTTCCTTAATGGCATCAACTTCTGAATACAAGAACTGTCTGGCCTGAAATAAACGTTGCTCTTGAGCAAGTTTTAGTAAACCTAATTCTTGTTGCTGCTGTAACTTAAACGAATCAATCGCAATTTTGCGCTGTTCTTCTGTTAATTTCCCCTCAGCAACCAGACGTAATGAATTGGTTTCATATGTGTAATCAAGCTTTTGTTCTTCAGTCCACTTATAACCATTTACTTCAAAATCAAATTGTTTTTGAGCTAATTTATCTTCAGCATCAAAACGCTCATTAATTTTTGGGATTAAATTTGATTGACCTAAAATGGTTGCTTTGTTGATTTCCTCCTCTCGTCTTTTGCTTCTAGCAACTGTTTCTGAGTCATATGTTGCCTGTAGCTGTTTAACTTCCTCAAGAGTTTTAGCGCGTGCCTTATATGCTTCATCTTCGAACTTCGAAAGATCGCCGATTGCTTTTGAGGCTGCTTCGGGGTTATCTCCTAAAATTTTACTAAGCTGATTATAGTAAGAGTCTTGTTTGGCTAAATGCTGTGAAGCTTTATCTTTGCCAAGCTTTTTCCCTTCATAATCCCACCCGATAAAATTTTTCCCCACGATTTTTTCTAAACTTCGATAGTCTAAATCATCATTAAGAAGAGCGGCTTTAGATTTGCTATAACTTTTATTAGTCATAACCTCTTGCAATAAAAACTTAGCTTGCGCATCTAAAGCATCTTGGGTTTGCTGGATTTTTCCATTTTTATCTAAAACACCTTGTCCCTGTAAGGACTGCATGAGTTTAGTTGAGCGAGTCTTTTGCCAAGAAATAAATCCAGTATTTGTATAACCATTATTTTCATCCTTATGGCTACCAAACATTGCCTCATTTCTAAAATCATTCTCGCGCCCAACTTGAGCTGTCATTACTCGTGCTTGCTTATCTCCCAATCCAGCATTACGGAAAGCCTGATATACACGAAGCATATTTCTCACTCGCTCATTATTCCCTGCAAGTAGAACAGCTTGTTTGGCAGCCTCTTTGGTTTGTTTTTCAACCTCTTTCGTTTGCTTTCTGGTAGACTCAGAAATGCTTTCTTGTAAGTCCTTGACTTCCTTCTGCTTCTTATACCAAGCCTCAAAAATTGCAGCTTCCTGACTAGTTAAACTTCTAGTCATCGGAATTTTATTGTCGGTATAAAACTCTGATGCCGCACGCGCCTTATCAAGACCCTTTTCGCCACCACCAAATGCCTTAGTGTTTTTTATAAGAAAATCATTTTTCAGAATATCTTTGTTGGCGTTGTCTCGTAACTTATTTAACTTTTCTTGAGCAGCGACTTGGTTGTTTAATTCATTTGTTTCTCCTTGTTGAGCAGCAAGTACAGTTTGATGTTGCTTTAGATACTCATTACGCAAGTCATTCTGTTTCTTTAGCTCTGCATTAGCCTGATTCAACGCAATTTTAGACTGATCCGTTTTAGTAGCATAATCCTGTAACCCCTTGATATTTTCAGCAGGAACTTTGGCTGTACTATTGAACTTACTCACAGCATCAGTTGCTGAAATTTGATTTAAAGAATATGCCTGAATTACCTTATTCAACGATTTAACTTGTTCTTCGCTACCACCATTTAACCGAATGAATTCTACTTGTGCTCGTAATGAATCAAGCATTTGTGTTTTCATGTCAGTGAAATTTTGAGTAGCGACTTTTGTTAAGTTTGTTTGAATTGTTAATTGCTTAATTGATTCGGCCGTTACCTCAACATGTTGTCCAGAAGTAGCATTTAAGAGTTTTAGAGCAGTATTACCCTGCTCAATCTTATTTTTTGATTCTGCTACTGCACTAGAGAACTCAATGAGTTTATCAATTTGAGTCTGACTAAAACGACCAGATGAAATCATCTTTTTTAAGAGATCACCTGCATCATTAGCGCCGGTAGCAATAGACTTAATGGCATTTTGATAATCTTCATAATCACTGCCAGATAATTTAAATAATTCCTTTTGGATATAAGCAAAACGTTTGATAGCTCCACTAGCATCATCAATTGCATCATTTTGCTGCTCAATCTCTTTGCGTAACCGCACACCCTCTGTTAATGCTTGCACAGTATTTAACTTTATGTACTTATCTGTTAAATCACTAACCGAGTCAGATTGTGTTGCAAGAGACTCTTTTGCTTCATCCGAACTACTGCTTAGCAAATAGAAAGATGCGGCTGTTGCTGCAATTGCTAAACCCATTGGGCTAAAAATCGCCATAAGCGCTGACTTTGCCAAAGCTAAACGACTTGTAGCAACAGATTGCGCTGTTAAGGCTGCTGATAATCTAGATGAAGCTGCAGACTGTGCTGTTTCCGCAGCAGCAACCTCTAACGCAACTTGAGCTTGTAATCGTCCAAGCTGAGCCATTCGTGTGATGGTAGCCGTGCGACCTTGTTCAGTGATTTGGGCTTTTAAACGAACTTTTTCGAGTTCTATTTCGGCCATGATCTGAGCATGAGTAGCTTTGATGTTCGTTAGTGTCACCTGCGTACTTTGTGCTTCGGCAAGCGCAGATTCCACTTCAGCTTTTGCTGCTGCAATATTTGCATTACGTTCAGCAATTGTGGCAAACACTTGTTTGGTTGACGCAGCAATGCTCGCTTGTACAGCAACCGTTTTTGTTAAAACGGCTTTTGTCATTAAGCCAATACCTATGGCAAATGCACTGTCTGCAATTAAATTCAAATTATTTGCTAATAACTGAATCGATCCTGATAAAGCCTGTGCTGCTCCGCTTCCTTTACCAGCCTCACCTACAAATTTAGTAATTTCATTATTAAGTAAAGTTAAAGATTGACCAATTGTAATGTCAGTTTTAGCAAAAAGAGCATCAACTTCATCTTGGACATTTTTAAGTGCTTTAACGATTTCTTGGGAAGTAATTTTCCCTTCCGCTGCTACTGTGCGTAACTCTCCAACAGTTATACCCATACCTTGAGCAATTGCTTTTGCTAATGCTGGGGTTTGCTCCATTACAGAGTTAAGCTCTTCACCGCGCAATGTTCCACTTGCTAATGCCTGACCAAATTGGACTAATGCTGCATCCGCGGCTTGAGCACTTGCACCACTAATTGCTACAGCTTTAGAAACCGTCTCAGTTAAGCGAGCAGTATCATCCATTGTAAGGTTTAGGGTTTTGGCATTATCGCTAAAACGCTGATAGACCTGTAAAACAGAATCCCAAGCAGAATAAGTTTTTTGTGCAATTCGAAAGGTGTCTTCAGTTGCTTTATTAAGTTCTGTTTGGTTATTGGTTACTAACTTGAGGCGGTTCTGTAAACCTGTATAAGCATCCATTTTAGAGATAGCAGTACTAATAGTAACTAACCCAGCCATGTATCCTGCAAGTTGACGTGTTGCTACAGATAGGCCATCCATTGATTTAGTGGCAAAGTCGCCTTTGCGTTCAATGCTATCCAATTCATTGCCTAGATTACGCGCATTACGCTCTGCATTTTTAGCATCAATTACAATGACGAGACGTGATTCTTGTGCCATTTTTACTTTCCTCTAGGCAATAAAAAACCCACTTACTGAGTGGGTTGGTAGGTTTGATTTATGTAGGGATAGTTTTTAAGATGAGAGCTTGTTCTCGTGATATCTCAATATACTGGCAATCTTTTGGAACAGATAGCCTACTAAAAATCCATTAAAGATTATCCCAATACCTGTAATCACCATGATTCCTGACCATACGGTCTCGGTACCATAATAAGTTCTTGGCACCTCAACTCGCCCAAATACAAGTATAAAAATAAATCCAGAAATAATGAGCCTGTAAATTATTTTGTGTAAGTTCCATTTTTTATAAATGATCTTTTAATCGATCATCGAACTGAATCGTAA